CCTTTCGTTCGGGTTTTTGTTGATTGCAGCCGGGGTGGTTTGTGGCATCGAAAGCGAGCAAAAGACGCCGTAAAGAGCAACGGTTGGCAGAGTACCAGCGGGAACGGGGTGAGATCAGAACCGCAGCCGCTGAGCGCCGTAGGGCGTCTGGTGGTGTCCCTGCAGTGCTGATTGAGCCGTCAGAGGTGCGGCAGGATTGCAGGCTGGTTACTCAGGCTGTGCAGCAGCGGTGGCCGGTGACGATGGAAAAAGCGGCTGCGGTTGTCGATCGTCTTATGGGGATCATTCAGACTACCGAGGTGATGGCGCCAACTGCTGACGGAGGCATCGGGCCGGATCAGGGCAAGGCGGACGCGAACGCCGTGGCCGCTTCGCGCGTCTTGACAGCAATGGTAGCACAGAATCAGCGAGATGAGCAGGCGGCAAAGCCGAAACAGGGAATGACTGTAAACGTGGGGGTGGCAGTCAATGGTGGCACTGACGACAGACGAGCTGCGACACTTAGAATCGCTGAGCGAATCCGAGCTGGCCGAATTTCTTGAAAGTCTGACGCCGGAAGATTTAGACGCGGTCATTCAACAATTGCAGCCACAGGCAATCGGCGACAATTACGCAAGCGAACGCAGCCGCAAAGCAGCCGAAGCGCAGAACAGCAAAACAGCAGCATCGCAGGAAATCGGGCCATTGCCAGCCATTGCAGACCCGAAGCGGCGGGAACGCTGCAGAACGGATCTGGTGGCGTTCTGCCGCGAGTATTTTGCGGCGACGTTTTATCTGCCGTTGGCACCCTACCAGGTCACAATGTTGGAGCGTTTTCAGCACGTCATTCTGAGCGGAGCCAAAGAGGCACACGCGGTGAGACGTGGTGGTCTCAAATCCACCTGCGCCAGAGCGGCGGCAATCTGGGCAGCAATCTACGGACACCGGCGGCTGATCGTGCTGGTGGGTGCGACCGATGACAAGGCCAACGAGCACCGCGAGAATTTCTTCGCGCTGATGGCGGCATCGCAGAATCTTCAGGCCGACTTCCCGGAGCTGACGCCGCTATTGATGAAATGGCGACAGCCAAAAAAACAGTTCCGACTGGCGGGCCGTCTGCTGACATTGCACCCCAAAGACGAGCGGGGCCGCATTGTCTTCCCGGACATCCTGACGGCGCCATCGTGTCAGGTACACGTTGCACCTTACAGCCTAATGGCGACCGACGTTTCCGGGCTTTCATATGTTGATCGTGAGGGCGTTTCGGTGCGTCCGGATCTGCTGATCTTCGACGACGTGCAGACGCCGCAGTCTGCACAGAGTCCGCTGATGACAGAAGAGCGGGAAGAGCAGATTACAAAGACGTTTATGGGGCTGGCTGGCCTGGGGCAAAAAATCGCTGCAATCATGGTGTGCACAGTCCGCCAACATCAGGATTTGACCGAGCGATTTCTTGACCGCAAACGCCACGCGGATTGGTTGGGGCAGAAGCACCGCAGCGTGCTGAAGTTTCCTGAGCGGTCAGACCTGTGGGACATCTACGCGGCGAAACTGGGGCAGGGTGCAACACCCGAAGAAGGCAAGCAGCAGGCACAGGAATTCTACAAGCAGAACAAGGCCGACATGGACACCGGCGGAGAGGTCGCCTGGGAGTTGGACAAACTGCCGGACGAGCTGACGGCGCTGCAGTCCATGATGACGATCAGAGCGTTGGACCCGGAATTCTTCCGGCGAGAGATTCAGCAGGAGGGCACAGCGCCAGTCAACAGCAGCGGGATACGGCTTGAGGCGCCGGCGATTCTTACGCGGCTGAGTCGCATTCAGCGGGGTACGGTGCCACAGTCTGCCAGCTATCTGACGGCATTCGTGGACAGTTCCGACCAGGTGCTGTGGTGGATGGTGTGTGCGTGGGAGCGAGACTTCAGCGGCTGGGTTGTGGACTACGGCACATGGCCGGATCAGGGCAGGCCGATTTTTTACAAATCGGATCTGGTCCGCAGGCTATCGCAGGAATTGCCGGGCACGTCATGGGAGGAGCAATTCGCCCACGCGCACAATGAGCTTGAGCGGGATTTGTTGACACGGTTTCCGCAGCTGGATTTGATCTTGAAGGACTGGTCGGACGGCGGGCAGAAACCGCGCATTGAATCACAGGTTGCAAGCAGCCCGAACCGAAACCGCATCAGGCCGTCAAAGGGTTTCGCGCCGAAGCCTGGACGCAAGCCGGTGCATCTGTGGGGAGACCAGCACAGAGACCGCCAGAACGGGGCCTACTGGCTGGAGAAGCGAAGCGAGGGCCTGCCCCACGTTCACTATGACGTTAACGTCTGGAAGTCACACGCAGCGCGTAGACTGCTCACAACGATCGGGGCGCCGTCTGCTGTGCTGCTGCCGGGCGACGATGAGCGGGCCAACCGTTTACTGGCTGAGCACTTGACGGCAGAAGTCCCGAAGGCAATCAGTTATGATGGAGCCACTGGCGTGGCGTGGGAAGCACTGGTCGGGCGTGATAACGACTGGTGGGACTGTTTTGTCGGGTGCAACGTGGCCGCGAGTATCTGCGGCGTGGGGGTGGCGAATGAGAGACCAGGGAAACAACAGCGGCGGACCTTTGCACTACCTGGGGGCGTCCGTGGCTGATCGTGTCTTCCAACTTCCCGGCGGTCTGCCCTGCCAGCATTGCGGCGAAGTGCTGACACGAGTACAGCACACGCGGACCACACCAGGGTTCATCCTTCGGGAACGGCATTGCCCTGCCTGCGGTCGGATCAACACCACGTCAGAGCGGATTGTTGCAGTGCGTGAGCGGCGGGGAAAATTCAACGAACCGCTGCAGTAGTTGGCACTAATGCCGCGCCGATGTTTCCGCTGTTGTTGTGGTGTGCCATTATTACAGTATGACCACACCAGCGGAACAACTTGCAACCGATGCGCTGAAGCCTGCCAGCATTTCGAATGATGGCGTGAGCGTCAGCAATCGCAGTTTGTCTGAGCTGATCGAAGCCGACAAATACCTGAGCGGCAAGACCGCTACGCAATCGCCTGCGGCATTCCTGAAGAAGTCAATTCTTCGCATCGTACCGCCGGGGGGTAACTGATGGCGCGACGGCGAAGCAATCGCAGACAGACCGCGCAGCCCGTACCAGTCCGGGCAAAGTTCGATGTTGCGCAGACCTCAGCCGAGAACCGCAAACATTGGGCATCGGCTGACAATCTCAGCGCCCGGGCGGCACTGTCGCCTGCAGTCCGGAAAGTGGTACGCATCCGCAGCCGGTATGAGGCCGAGAATAATTCATGGTATGCGGGTATCCTGCGGACTGCGGTCAACCATATTTGTGGCGGTGCGGGTCCGCGTTTGCAGTTGCTGACTGGCAACGCGGAAGCCGATCGACGAGTAGAGCGGGCGTGGGCATCGTGGTGCCGACGAGTCGATTTCGCCGACATCCTGCGGCAATCCGTGGAAGCCTATTGGCGAGACGGCGAAGTCTTCCTGATGAGGGCTGAGCATCCGCTGGTGACGGCTGGCGTTTCACTGGACGTGCGACTAATTGAGGCCGATCAGATCCAGGCACCATGGGACGCGCCAGCACACGGCGACCCATACAGCGATGACGGCATCCGATTTGACCGCAGCACGAATGAGCTGTTCATTTATGTGCTTGATCATCACCCTGGCGGGCCGGCGTACATGCGGTCAACGCTGCAGGGCCACTGGTATCGGGCAGGCGTTGACGTTACGCACCTGTTCCGCGCTGAGCGACCAGGGCAAACGCGAGGCATCCCGCGAGTCACGCCAGCACTGCAAACGCTGCCAATCATGCGACGGCAAGAACTGGCGACGCTGTATTCTGCAGAGACGGCGGCAAATTTTGCGATGTACCTGAAGAGCAACAGCCCGGCGATTGATCCAGCAGACAGTCCGGCAGACTTCGCGGAAATTGAGTTAACGCGAAACATGCTGACCACGCTGCCGGCGGGCTGGGAAATCGGACAGGTCGAGCCGAAGCAACCGGGACCGCTTTACGAGATGTTTCAGCGGCAGGCCCTGCAATCGTTCTGCCGTTGCACAAACATGCCGTACACGCTGGCAGCAGGCACTGGCAAAGACGCGAATTTCTCGTCCTTCAAGGGCGATATGAAAAACGTCTGGGAGCCGGAAGTCCGAGTCGAACAAAACCGCATTGAAGTCGCAATGCTGGAACCGGTGTTGCGGTGGTTTTTTGAGTCGGCAATCTTCGCCCCTGGATTATTGGCTGGACTGCCACCGATTGGCGAGATTGAGCACCGATGGCATTGGCCACCGTTGCCGGAACTGGACGCGGTAGAGTCTGCGAACGCGGCACTGCTGCGAATGCAAGCGGGCCTGAGCAGTCCGTCTGAAGAGTACGCCAGGCGTGGGGCCGATTGGCAGACCGAATCAGAACGAGCGGCGGCGGATTTTGGTGTGCCCGCACCCACCTACAGACAGGCCGTTTTTGCGCAGGTGTATTCCGTGACTGGAACGCCACAGGCTCCCGGTGTGCCGACTGACACGAGCGTAACGACATCCAGCACGGCAGTGGCTGATACCGCGATGAACGGGGCGCAGGTCACCAGCATTGTTGCCATTATCGGGCAGGTGGCTGCAGGAGTCATTCCGGCAGCATCCGCAAAGGCCCTGATTCGGTCGGCATTCCCGCTGATTCCCACAGCAAACATCGAGGAAATGTTGGCCCCGTTTGCGAACGTGGCACAGCAAGCGCCAGCAGCCCCGCAGCAAACCCCCGCTGCGGCTGCTGGTGAATACACGACGATCGGACAGCGGGCATTCACGAACAATCAGAAGCGAATTCGCAAGACACTAGACAGCCTGACATCCGGCGAGATATCGCAGGTCATGGCAGACCAGACTTTGCAGTCGATCGGATTGAGTCCTGAGCGGTCTCGGGCGCTGATTGATGACGCACTGGGCAACGGTGTGACGGACGCAGAACTGCAGCAGGTGGATGCTGAGGGCGGGTCTGACATTGAGGCCGCACTGTCGGACGTGGATTTGACACCCTCAGCAGGCATGAAAGAAGAGGCGCAGCGCGGTCTGGATTGGCGCAGCGAGCACGGACGCGGCGGAACGCCGGTTGGCATTGCACGCGCTCGAGACATTGCAAACGGCAAAAGTCTATCGCCGGAAACCGTGAGCCGCATGGTGTCATTCTTTGCACGTCACGAGGTGGACAAAAAGGGCACTGGGTTCAGTCCCGGCGAAGACGGATTTCCGAGCAATGGCCGGATTGCGTGGGCGTTGTGGGGCGGTGATGCTGGCATGAGTTGGGCGAACGCAAAATATGAGCAACTGCAGAACGCTCGCGAGGTGGCAAAGTGAAACGAATCAATCTCACAAACAGACTGCATCTGCAGGCTGCAGACGGTGGCAAGCAACGGCGCTTCAGGATTCTTGCGTACACGGGCGGAACGCTGCCGGTCGATGGTTTTCCGGTGCCTGTGGTCGTCGATCTGAGCGGGCTGGAAGTGCCCGGAAACATACCGATTTTGATTGACCACACGAAGAGCGTAGAGGCCACACTGGGCATCACTGACAGCATCACAAACGACGGGCAGCAGTTGGTGTTGACGGGCATCGTGACGGGTGCAAGCGCAATGGTGCAGAGTGTTCTGGCAGCCGATGCAAACGGTCAGCAATGGCAGGCCAGCATTGGGGCGATGGCAATTGAAACAGAGGAAATTGCAGCGGGTCAAACCGTTGCAGTCAACGGCCAGGTGATTTCCGGGCCGGCGATTGTTGCGCGGCGTGCGGCACTCCGCGAGACGAGCGTTTTGCCTATGGGGGCGGACGCTGGAACGCAGGTCAATCTTGCGGCATCTGCCGCGCTCAAGACAGGAGTTCAGAAGATGACGATGGAAGAATGGGTGAAGAGTCTCGGGATGGATATGTCCAGCCTGACACCAGAGGCACTGACGGCACTGCAGAAGGCCTACGACGCCAAGACCGCAGCACCGGCACCGATGGCAAATGCAGCCGCTGAACAGCCTGCAGCCGTTCCGCAGATTCCTGCGCCGGCCGCTGCTGCTGCTGCTGTGGTGGACATCACCGCCGCACTGCGAACGCAGGCCGCTGCTGAAACGCGACGCATTGCCGACATTCAGGCAGCCGCGACTGGTTTCCCGGCGATTGCTGCGACAGCCATTGAAGCGGGCTGGAGTCGTGACAAAGTGGAACTGGAAGTGCTGAAGGCACAGAATGCCCGCACACGTCCGACCTCGTTCAGTGCAGCACAGAATCAGCCGGAGAACATGCCGCAGGTTCTGCAGGCCGCAGTCAGCCTTCATCGTGGTCACAAGGACATCGAGAAGATGTACGATGACCGCACACTGCAGGCAGCACACAGTCAGTTTCGCCGTGGCATCGGTCTTCAGCAGTTGTTTCTGCAGGCTGCCGCTGCCAATGGTCGACCAATCAGCGCCGGTGAGCGAATCACGCACGGAAACCTGCGGGACGTCTTGGCTTACGCATGTGGCGGGTCCGGCATGGTTCAGGCCGGATTCAGCACCGTGAGTCTGCCGGGCATCCTCAGCAATGTGGCCAACAAGGAACTGCTGGATGGCTACATGGAAGAAGATGCAGCCTGGCGTGAAATCGCTGCCATCAAATCCGTTTCCGACTTCAAGACCGTCACCAGCTACCGAATGCTGGACGAGATGGAGTACGACGAAATCGGACCTGCCGGCGAAATCAAACACGGCACGACCGGGCAGGAAAGCTACACGCGACAGGCAAAGACTTACGCCCGCATGTACGCTGTCACTCGCACCGACATCATCAACGATGACCTTGGGGCGTTTGACGATCTGCGAAACCGTGTTGGACGTGGCGCAGCGAAGAAGCTGAATAAGGTCTTCTGGACGCTGTTTGTCAACAACAGCAGTTTCTTCACATCCGCCCGCACCAACTACATCAGCGGCAGCACCACGAATCTGGCTGCCGATGGCGTTGGTTTGGGCCTGGGCGTGAAGGCGTTCCGTCAGATGAAGTCGCCTTCGGCAGACGGACAGAAGCAGGTCAACGGCAACGGCGGGCGACCAAGCATTTTGCTGGTTCCGCCTTCGTTGGAAGTGGCTGCCGAGCAGTTGTTCCAGTCCACCAACATCGCCACACAGAAGGCAAGCGAAGCCAACATCTTCGCCCGGAAGTATCGCCCGGTCGTTGCGTGGCAGTTGGAAGACTCGGCGTACACCGGATACAGCGCGACAGCGTGGTATCTGCTGGCAGATCCGAGCTACCTGGCAACGGTCAACGTGTCGTTCCTCAATGGACAGCAGACACCGACCGTAGAATCTGCCGATGCGGACTTTAATACGCTGGGCATCCAGTTCCGTGGCTACCACGATTTCGGCGTTGACTTCGCCGAATATCTTGGCGGCGTGAAGAGCAAGGGCGCTGCCTGATCTGGTAGGTGATGACATGACCGCAGCGGCACGGGCTGCTGCGGTCTCTTTTCGATAGCACACTCTCAGGAGTTTCGATAATGGCTCAGACAGCCGCGACAATGTGGAGCGATGACGGCGCGATTGATTACACGCCAGGCTCAGCAGTGACAGCCGGGGACGTTGTTGTATTGGGTTCGATTGTGGGCGTTGCCACGAATGACATTGCAGCAAACGCCAAAGGCAGCCTGACGATTGACGGCATTTTCAAGGTGCCGAAAATTACCGGCGCAATTACGGTCGGCACCAAGTTGTATTGGGACCCGGCGGGCACGCCAGTGACCGGGGACGCAAGCAGCGGAGCCGCAACGGCCACCGCTGGTTCGCTGAAGGTCATGGGATACGCCGTGCTCGCTGCAGCCAGTGGCGATTCCTATGTCTATGTTGACCTGCAGCGAGCCTGAGAATGACAACCGGGTTTGAGGATGCCGTCACGTTTGCAACGCAGGCGCTGCTGGATTTCGGCGGCGAGTCGTGCACGTATCTACGCGGCGCATCCTCTACCGCTGTCACCTTGCGGCGTAGCACACTGACGCCGCAATATATGGACACAGGCAACGGGCAAATCGTGGAGGTCAGGCCGGTGGATTTCATCGGCCTGACTTCTGCTCTGCCCTATGCTGTTCCGCTGGCTGGGGACCGCATTGTCTGCGGTGGCAACCGTTACGAGCTGACACCGACAACAGGCGACAAGGTATTCCGGCAGATTACTCCGACGATGACACGACTGCACACAAAGCTGGTTTGATTTCATGCCAACACTTAGCCCCTCAACGGAAGCCTGCGAAGCAATCCGGGACCGCATCAACAGCGGCACGG